TAAAAATATCAAAAATAATAATAAATGCTTAGAATTTGAAAAAATAACAGATATGTGTGAAGTAAGTCCTAGCAGAGGATAGGGGGGTATCCCCCTCCCACTAGGCGCTCGAGGGCTTCACGCCGTCACTGTACATTTTTTCTCGCGCCAAATCATCAAAATGAAAGGAGAACGGTTTGGAATTAAGAGGTATTGATTATCTTAGGAGAAAGTTAAATCTCTATCAGAGTAGAGTCAATCTGAGATACAAGCATTATGCGATGCAGCACTATGAAGCACCGACAGGAATCACAATTCCTCCACAAGTTAGGGTGAAGTACCAAGCTGTTCTTGGTTGGGCTGCAAAGGGCGTTGATAGTCTTGCAGATCGTTTGATTTTCAGGGAATTTGCTAACGATGATTTTAATGTTACAGAAATCTTTAATCGGAACAATCCTGACATTTTTTTTGATAGTGCTATTTTAGCTGCGTTGATTGGTTCATGTAGTTTCGTCTACATTTCGAAGGGTGAAGATGATGAGGTGAGGTTACAAGTCATTGAATCAAGCAACGCGACTGGTGTCATTGACCCTATAACTGGATTGCTTGTGGAAGGGTATGCGGTGTTGGCTCGTGATGATTACAATCGTCCAACGCTTGAAGCCTACTTCGAACCTAATGCTACTCATTTTATTCCGAAAGATGGTAGACCATATTCGGTTGTGAATGAAACTGGTATCCCTCTGCTGGTTCCGGTTATTCATCGTCCTGATGCTGTTCGTCCGTTTGGTCGATCTCGTATTACTAGGGCAGGGATGTATCATCAAAAATATGCGAAGCGTACTTTAGAGCGAGCTGACATCACTGCTGAATTCTATTCGTGGCCACAAAAATATATTATTGGATTAGATCCTGATGCAGAGCAATTGGAAACTTATAAAGCCACTGTATCAAGTTTATTGACAATTTCTGCTAGTGATAGTGGAGAAAAACCAAGTATTGGTCAATTTACTACCGCTAGTATGTCTCCTTTTACAGAACAGCTAAAAACGGCTGCTGCTGGATTTGCTGGGGAAATGGGGCTGACATTGGATGATCTTGGTTTCGTTTCAGATAATCCATCATCTGTGGAAGCTATCAAGGCTAGTCACGAGAATTTGCGTTTAGCTGGTCGGAAGGCTCAGCGATCACTAGGTGCTGGATTGCTAAATGTCGCTTATGTTGCAGCTTGCTTGCGCGATGAATTTCGTTATACTAGAAGCCAATTTGTAAGAACCACAGTCAAGTGGGAGCCGTTGTTTGAAGCGGATGCTAATACAATGACTATGATTGGTGACGGTGTTGTGAAGTTGAATCAGGCATTGCCTGGTTACATCAATGCGGAGACAATTCGAGACCTTACTGGTATTGCTGGAGACATGTCGGCTAAACCAGTAGTAAGCGAGGGCGGTTCAGATGGAGAATGATGTTTTACCTGGTATCTTGCAAGAGGTTCAGGATAGATTTGAACGAGATTTTGGTAAGAGCGAGATTGTCAGAAATGCTTTTGCTACGTTGAAGGCGAAAAAAGCAACTTACAAAACTGCAAATGAGTTTGCGATTGAAATTGGCGATATTCTCTCGAAGGCTCTAGGAGCTTCTCTAAGCGCCGACAAACTACCAGACGGTAAAATGTATTATAATATCGCTCAACGTTTGCTGACGGACGTGTTAGGACGAAATCATGAGATTGTGAGTGGTTACGCTAGCGATGTTCAGAAAAATTTGAATCAGGAAGCGAAAATCGGTATAGAAGTTCAAGTTCCTGAATTAAATAGGGATCGAATCGCTGGCATTGTTAATCGCTTTTCGTCTGAGGAGAATTTTGAGGATGTCAGTTGGTTGCTGGGTGAACCTATTGTGAACTTTACACAATCAATTATTGATGATACAATCAGGAAGAATGCAGAGTTTCATGCTAAAACAGGAATGACTCCAACAATTAGTAGGCACTCTACTGGACGTTGTTGCAAATGGTGTGATAGTTTAGTAGGGAATTATATATATGGTGAAGAACCAAATAATTTCTACAGAAGGCATCAGCATTGTACTTGTTTAATTGACTATCATCCTAAAAATGGTAAGGTTCAAAATTCTTGGACTAAAAAAATCAGAAATGAGAGTTCCGATGAATTAGAAAAGCGTAAGAGAATGAATATTGATGTGCGTGATAATAATCGCAAAGCAGATATTCAGGAATACAAGAAAATAGTTGATGTTTTAGGAGTTCAAAATGCTCCTATTTCACTAGCAAAGTTTCAGGATTTGAAGTATAATGGTGGTGAGGGATATCAAGAACTAAAAGACCGTGTTCGTTGGTCTCAGGCTAGCTTTCCTACTGAAAAATCTTTCAACGGGCATTTCAGAAAGCATAGTGAAGAATTTGGTAATATTACACAAACGCAGTATCTTGAACTAGGGAGAACACTTTTAGGTGAACCTATTGGCGATAATGTACTTGGTTATGATACGGAATACCGACGTGTAAGATATGATTTAGAAAAAAACATATTTGCATTGGGTGATAACAAAAGGGGACGTGTTACAACAATCTTAAAACCAGAGGAAGGAGTGAATTATTTTGAGCAAGATTGGAAAAGGCAACTTGGTGATGATCAATGATGAAGAGTATGTACATTGTCCGGTCTGCGGAACATTGACTGCTGTTTATGACATTTGTGATCACTGTAATTGGCAAAATACGGGGGAAACCAACATTGATGGAGGCCCAAACAAGATGACATTAGCAGAAGCTAAACAAGCTTATGCTAAGGGTGAACCGATTAAATAGAAGCACTTAACTGGATTTGAAGTTAGGTGCTTTTCTTATGCTTTGAAAGGAGTTAGAAAATGAAGTACAGAAAGAAACCTGTTGTGGTTGAGGCGGTGCGTTGGAACGGAAATAACTATAAAGAAGTAATTGACTTTGCAGAAAATAATAAGATTTGGTTTGATGCACTTGGAAATATATGGATTTCTACACTTGAAGGTGATATGATAGCCAAAAAAGGGGATTATATTATCAAAGGAGTTCAAGGTGAATTTTATCCGTGCAAGCCTGATATTTTTGCAGAAACATATGAAGAAGTAGAGTATCTGAATATTTTAGCTAGTATCTAGGAGGTGATCCGATATCTCCCAGCGATAGGGTTATCATGCGATGACGATTGAAAGGAAAGTGGAATGGCGAGGAAGAAACTTGGCAATCAGAATCCTACTCAATCGGTGATTTTAAAATACGTCAAGAAAAATTCAAAAGCTAAAGAAGCGATTGAATTTTACGAACGGACTGGTCTTTCTTGCTATGCTTGGCAGAAGAATCTTTTGTTGCCTTTGATGGCTGTTGATAAAAATGGTCTTTGGGTGCATCAGAAGTTTGGTTATTCTATCCCTCGTCGTAATGGTAAATCTGAAATCCTATATATTGGTGAAATTTGGGGGCTACATGAAGGATTAAATATTCTGCATACGGCTCACCGGATTTCTACATCTCATTCCTCTTTTGAAAAGGTCAAACGATACCTTGAAAAAATGGGGTATGTTGATGGTGAGGATTTCAATTCGATTCGAGCGAAGGGGCAGGAGAGAATCGAGCTATACTCAACAGGTGGTGTTATCCAATTTCGTACTAGAACATCCAATGGTGGTCTTGGTGAAGGGTTCGACATGCTGATCATTGACGAGGCTCAGGAGTACACGACCGAGCAAGAATCTGCTTTGAAATACACGGTTACGGATAGTGAGAATCCTATCACAATCATGTGTGGGACACCTCCAACCCCTGTATCAAGCGGTACGGTCTTTACTAAGTATCGTGAGACTTGTCTCTTTGGGAAAGGGAAGTATTCTGGCTGGGCTGAGTGGTCGGTTTCCGATGAAAAGGAAATTGATGATGTGGAAGCCTGGTATAATTCTAATCCATCCATGGGATACCACTTAAATGAGCGTAAGATTGAAGCAGAGCTTGGTGAGGATAAGCTGGACCATAATATCCAACGTTTGGGATTTTGGCCAACTTACAACCAGAAATCTGCTATTTCTGAAACTGAGTGGAATGAGCTCAAGGTTGATGATGTTCCAGAATTGTCTGGCAAGTTGTCTGTTGGTATCAAGTATGGCCAAGATGGAACGAACGTGGCATTGAGTATTGCTGCACGAACCAAGGATGGCCGTTTCTTTGTAGAAACAGTCGATTGTCAATCCGTTCGTAATGGGAATGAGTGGATGGTTGCCTTTTTGCGTCAAGCTGATGTGGCTCAAATTGTCATAGATGGCGCAAGTGGTCAAAAGATCCTGGACGAAGAGTTGAAGGACTACAGAATCAAGAATGTGATTCTGCCGACGGTGAAGGAAATCATCGTGGCCAATGCTCTTTGGGAACAGGGTATTTACCAGAAGACCATTTGTCACGCTGGTCAACCATCATTGTCCAAAGTAGCTACTAACTGCGATAAGCGGAATATTGGCTCAAATGGTGGCTTTGGTTATCGATCGCACTTTGACGACATGGATATTTCTTTGATGGATAGTGCTTTGCTTGCGCACTGGGCTTGTGCTACGACAAAGCCTAAGAAAAAGCAAAAAATCAGTTATTAAAATAAGCGGTCTTGTGACTGCTTTTTTTGATGCCCAAAATTACCGAACTGCCGGGGAAGCAGGAGAAAGGAGACATGAGAATGTCAGAATTTAAACCAATCACTACACAAGAAGAATTTGATGCTGCTATTAAGGAGCGTTTATCTCGTGAGAAAGCGAAGTATAGCGACTATGACCAGCTCAAATCTCGAGTTACAGAATTGGAAACAGAAAACGTTGGCTTGAAGTCAACAATTGAAGCTACTAATCAAAGTAAGGCGGATTCGGATAAGCAACTTGAAGAAATGCAGAAGCAAATCGCTGGTTATGAGACAGCAAGCCTGCGAACTCGTGTGGCTTTACAGTATGGATTGCCTTATGACCTTGCAGACCGTTTGCAGGGAACTGATGAAGATAGCTTCAAAGCAGATGCAGAGCGCTTGGCTGGGTATATGAAATCTAAGGAATCAATCCCGCCACTGAAAACAAATGAGCCTAGTTTAGGCGATGATAAAAATTCGGGTTGGCTTGAACTGGCCCGTGAACTTGGAAAAGGAGAATAAAAATGGCAGCTCAAAAAACAGGAACACTATTTAAACCAGAATTGGTGACAGAAGTCATGTCTAAGGTACAGGGATATTCTGTATTGGCTAAACTATCCAATCAGACCCCAATCCCTTTTAATGGGACTGAACAATTTATCTTCAACCTAGAAGGTAATGCTCAAATCGTTGGCGAAGGTGAGCAAAAAGGAGCGGGGCAATCAAATCTCACGTCTGTGGTTATTAAACCTATGAAGTTTGTTTACCAGGCACGGATGACGGATGAATTTAAGTATGCGTCAGAAGAAAAACGATTGAACATGCTGAAGGCATATGCTGATGGCTTTGCCAAAAAAATTGCAGTGGCTGTTGATATTGCATCTCTCCATGGTTTGGAACCTAAGTCTATGACGGATGCGTCTTTTCGAGCGACTAACTCGTTTGACGGACAGATCACTGGAAATATCGTAACCTTTGACGCTGATAAGATTGATGATAATATTGATGCAGCTGTGCAAGCTGTTGTGGCTAAAGGCGGAGAAGTGACAGGGATTGCTATGTCACCATTGGCTGGTCAGTCACTAGCTAAGCTTAAGGTGAATGGTGTGGTTCAATATCCAGAGTTTCGTTTTGGTCAGAATCCAGACTCATTCTATGGTATGAAGTCTGATATTAACAAGAATTTGGTTGTGACTGGCGGAACTGCTGAGAAAGATCATGTTATTGTAGGTGACTTCCAGAATAAATTTAAGTGGGGTTATGCTGAAAACATCCCTATGGAAATCATTGAATACGGTGATCCAGATGGAACTGGCCGAGACTTGAAAGCTTACAATGAAATCTGTTTGCGTACAGAAGCGTTTATTGGCTGGGGAATCCTAGATACAGACGCTTTTGCTCGTGTCAAAGGCGAGTAAGGAGGTACGGGATGGCTTTATATCAAGATAAGGTCACTGGCGCAGTCATTTCGTCAGAGAGTGTGCTCTCTGGCGACTGGGTACCTGCTGAGGAATTTAAGAAAGAATACTTTTTGACTGTTCCAGAAATCAAGTCGAAACTTGATGAATTGGGTGTTGAGTATGATAGCAAGGCTAATAAATCTGCTCTGCTTGATTTACTAATCGCAAATGAAGGGTGATTGAGATGGAAAACTTTGCAACAGTAGAAGATTTGAAAAAATTGTGGCGAGCGTTGAAATTCGATGAGGAAAAACGAGCCGAAGCGCTGTTGGAAGTTGTTTCTCATTCTCTTCGCGTTGAAGCTAAAAAAGTTGGTAAAGATTTAGATGGGTTAGTGGCTACTGATCCATCTTTTGCTATGGTGGTCAAATCCGTTACAGTCGATGTGGTAGCTCGTACCTTGATGACTTCAACTGACCAGGAGCCGGTGACTCAATTTGCTGAGAGCGCCTTGGGTTATTCAGTGAGTGGTTCTTATTTAGTGCCTGGTGGTGGTCTCTTCATCAAGGACTCTGAATTGAAACGACTCGGTCTCAAAAAACAACGATATGGGGTGATTGATATCTATGGGGCGGATTAAAGGAATTACTGTAACTTTGATTGGAAAAAACAAGACTGGAAAGGATGACTTTGGGCATCCCATCTATGAGAATACTGAAGTTCAAGTAGATAATGTCCTGGTTGTTCCGGCTTCAACAGAAGATGTCACGAATCAGCTCAATTTGACTGGAAAGAAGGCTGCTTATACGCTAGGAATCCCAAAAGGTGACCAGAACGAGTGGAAAGACCGTGAGGTTCGTTTCTTTGGGCGCAAGTGGCGCACGATTGGCATTCCGTTAGAAGGCATTGAAGCCATGATGCCTTTGGAATGGAGTAAGAAAGTGATGGTTGAAGCGTATGAGTAATTTCAAAGTCAAGCTTATCGGTGCAGGTATAGGAGCTCTTTTAAAATCCAAAGAGATTCAGGATATGCTGAATAAAGAAGCTACAGCCATTAAAAGAAGATGTGGCCCTGGTTATGAACAAGATAGCCATGTTGGTAAGACAAGGGTAAATGTGATGGTATATCCGAGGACCTATCAAGCCAAGAAAGATAATAAAAGAAATAATACTTTGTTGAAGGCGGTACATAAATGATTGAAATTATTATCAAGAAATATCTTGACGGTCATTTAGATGTACCGTCATTTTTTGAGCATGAAGCTGAAGCTCCTGATAGTTTTGTCATTATTCAAAAGACAGGAGGAAAGGAGCGGAATCATTCTGGTAGTGCGACTTTTGCTTTTCAAAGCTATGGTCCTACTATGCAGAAGGCTGCAGAGCTCAATGTGAAAGTAAAAAGTGCTGTTAAAGGGTTGATTGAATTAGATTCAATCTGTGGTGTCCACCTGAACAGTGATTACAATTTTACGGACACTGAAACAAAACAATATCGATATCAAGCCGTATTTGATATTAATTACTTTTAAAAAGGAGAAAATAAATGGCAACAGAAGCAAATGTAACGACTGCAAAACCTAAAATCGGTGGTGCGGTTTTTTCCGCTCCGATCGGGACTCCATTGCCTACAGATGCAACAACAAAACTAGATGTTGCGTTTAAATCACTGGGATATATTTCAGAAGATGGTATGACTAATAGTAACTCCCCAGAATCTGAAAATATCAAAGCTTGGGGTGGTGTCGTTGTAAGTTCAGTTCAAAAGGAGAAGGTGGACACGTTCAAATATATGCTGATTGAGGCATTGAATGTGGATGTTTTGAAAGAAGTTTATGGCTCAGATAATGTTTCTGGGGATTTGTCCACAGGGATTAAGATTAAGGCAAATTCAAAAGAATTGCCACATCATTGCCTCGTAATCGAAACAGTTTTGAAAGGTGGTGTGCTGAAACGTATTGTTATCCCTTCAGGAAAGGTAACTGCCATCGATGAAATCACTTATAACGATGGAAGTGTTCTCGGATACGGTACGACAGTCACTGCCTTCCCTAACGCTGCTGACGACACACACTATGAATACATCAAAGGAGCTTAACTATGTCAAGACGAAATCGTAAGAAAAAAAATAACGGATCAACCCCACAGATTAAAACAATTCGTGGTGTTACTTCGACTGGATTTGCTTTTGAAATTACAAAAGAGCGCTTGGAAAACTATGAGTTACTTGAAGCCATCGCTGAAGTAGATACAAATCCAGCAGTTTTACCAAAAGTGGTCAAACTCATGCTTGGTAACAAATCGGAAGATTTGAAAAATCATGTGCGAACTGCGGATGGAATTGTTCCTTTGGACAAGATTGGGAATGAAATTCGGGAAATCTTTACAAGTAAGAACCAGTTAAAAAAATAGCACTCCTTGCTAGAATGATTCAAACAGACGAAGATGCTCTTATCTGTGATTTAGCTGAAACCTATGGAATTTTTGACTACAGACAGTTACCTGCTGACCAGGTAGCTGTCTTTGCTTTTGGTCTGAGAGATGATTCACGGATCAAACTAGCAATGACCAATAGCAAGGTTCCTTTTGAAACTTTTTTGCTTGCGGGCGTGCTAGATAGACTTTCTGCTCTTGTGTGGTTTAAAACAACAGACGGTCAGAAAGGAATCAACAAACCATTAATGGTTGCAGAGGAGCTGGCAGGTAAAACTAAAGCTAAAGAAAGTAAGGAGATGATCTTTGATTCTGGTGAGGACTTTGAAGAATATCGTCAGCAAATTCTAGAAAAGATTGGAGGTGAGGATTAGTGGCGACAGAAATAGCACAAGCTTATGTACAATTGATACCATCAGCCAGAGGTATTACTGGTAAAATCCAATCACTTCTCAATCCTGAAGCTAGCGCAGCAGGACAAAGTGCTGGGCAGTCATTAGGTTCTAGTCTTGTTAGCGTTATGACAAAGGTTATTGCAGCAGCAGGGATTGGCAAGGCTTTTTCAGCTGCTATCAGTGAAGGTGCAGCGCTCCAGCAATCGCTCGGAGGTATTGAAACTCTATTCAAAGGTTCTGCTGACAAGGTCAAGGGATATGCTAATGAGGCTTACAAGACAACAGGATTGTCAGCTAATGCTTACATGGAGAACGTGACAGGCTTCTCAGCGAGTCTCTTGCAGTCTTTGGGTGGTGACACGAACAAGGCTGCTGAAACAGCTAATATGGCCATGATTGATATGTCAGATAATGCGAACAAGATGGGTACATCGATGGAGAGCATTCAGATGGCATATCAGGGCTTTGCTAAGCAGAACTATACCATGTTGGACAACCTGAAGCTTGGTTACGGTGGTACAAAGCAGGAAATGGAGCGTCTCTTGAATGACGCTCAGAAGTTGACTGGTGTTAAGTATGACATTAACAACCTGTCAGATGTTTATAATGCTATCCACGCTATCCAAGAAAATCTCGACATCACTGGAACAACAGCTAAAGAGGCGGCATCTACTTTTAGTGGTTCTTTTGAATCTATGAAAGCAGCTGCTCAGAATGTCCTTGGTAAGCTGGCATTGGGGGAGAATATCCTGCCTTCTCTACACGCCTTGATTAAAACAACATCGACTTTTCTCTTTGATAATTTTTTGCCAATGATTGGCAATATTTTTTCAGGCCTTGGATTGGTTCTGACTGAAGGGATTAGTCAGATTGCATCTCAGTTTTTTGGGGATGCTTTTGGAAGTGCAGTCTTTGATCAACTATCTCGTGTAACAGGAATCTTTGAGACCTTTTTTGACATGATTTTTGGGTCATTAAGTAAGCAGGATAACATTGATATCCTGACCATGCTTGGATTTAGCGAGGGTGCTGCAACTCAAATTGTAAACATTGCGGATAATATCCGAGTTACTTTTGAGAATATCGGGGTTATTGCTGGTAATGTTGCAAGCATTGTTGTTGATTTCGTTGGAGATCTGTTAGGGATCAAAGACGGAGAGCAGGGAGTGAACCTGTTAGGTTTTGCATTTGAAGGGATCTCAGGCTTTATCAGAGAAGCCTCTGAAAGTCTTAGCAAATTTACATCTTGGTTGAAAGATTCGCCTCTTGCGTTAGATGCTTTAAAATTGGCTGTTGTTAGCATTACGAGTGCATGGGCGGGCTATAAAGCTGTTTTAACGCTAACAAAAGGAATTGAAACAATCAGGAATGCAACTCTGGCTATTACGAATGGTCTTATGCTGGCTCAGTTCGTAAGAACCGGTGCACTCACTACCGCAGAAGCGGCGAATGCGGCTGCTACTATGGGAGCAAGTGGAGCGTTCGGTATTTTTAATGCTGTGTTGTCTGCCAATCCAATTGGGTTAATTGTAGCGGCAGTGGCAGCATTGACAGCTGGTCTTGTATGGTTCTTTACGCAAACAGAAACTGGTCAGCAAATTTGGTCATCTTTTGTGGATTGGATCAAACAGGCTTGGCAGGGAATTGCTGATTTCTTTGTTGGTATTTGGTCTGGTATCTCTGAAGGTGCTAGCACTTTGTGGGATGGAGTTGTTACAACCTGGAATGCTTACATTGAGTCTTTGAAGACGATGTGGAATGCTGTTGTAACATTCTTTTCTGACTTGTGGGTAAGGATTCAAGAGGCAGCATCTATTGCATGGACAGCTATCACAACGGTAGTGATGGCTATTGTTCAACCGTTCATAGATGGATTTATGAATATTTGGAACAATATTTCAGATGGTCTTACCCAAATTTGGGAAGGAATTAAGATGATATTCCAAGGTGCTTGGGAAATCATTAAATCAATTTTCTTGGGTGCTCTTTTGGTCATTATCGACCTTGTGACAGGGAATTTTAACCAGCTGGGAGCTGATCTTTCTCTAATTTGGGAAGGCATTCAAAATGGCATTTCTCTGATATGGGAGGGCATTAAAACATATTTCTCTGGAGTCGTAGATGTCATCGTAGGTTATGGTATTGCTGTTTTTGAAAATTTTTCTGCTGTTCTTAGTGCAATTTGGGAGGCTATCAAAACAGCTGCATTTGTTTCCTGGGACTGGATAAAAACCACTGTATTAAATTTGGTTTCAGGCTTAGTTCAGGGTGCGCAGAATATCTGGGATAGCTTTATGAACTTCCTATCTAGCTTGTGGGAAGGTATCAAGTCAACGGCAAGTAATGCTTGGAGTTCTCTAGTATCTAGCGTTCTAAGCATTATCAATAGTCTTGTATCTGGCGCGCAAAATGCCTGGAACAGCATGTCTAATGCGGTATCTAGTCTTGTAAGTAATGTCACTGGTTTTTTCAATCAATTGTGGAATATTGATCTGTATGGTGCAGGCCAGGCAATCTTACAAGGTTTCTTGAATGGTTTGCAGTCTATGTGGTCTTCTGTAACTGACTTCGTCGGTGGTATCGCTGGTTGGATCCGTGACCATAAAGGACCTATTGAGTATGACCGTAAGCTTTTGATTCCAGCAGGTAATGCAATTATGGGAAGTTTAGACAATGGATTAAAAGATGGGTTTAAAGACGTCAAGAAAACGGTCGGAGGTATGGCTGGTGAGATTTCGGATGTATTTTCAGGAGACAGTCTGGATCTGAACTCATCTGCGTCCGTGACCAAAAGTCTTGAGGCACAGTTGGCTATGCCGTCGTCTCAATTTGAAGCGCATGAAAATAAAACCGTGTCTGAGATAGCGATTCTGAGAGCAAGTATGGAGAGAATCCTTACTGCTATCCTTGAAAAATCGTCAGACGTTTATCTGGATAATGACATTATCTCAATCAAAACCTATGAACAACACGGTGCTATTTATGCGAGGGGAGGAATTTAATGGATTATATGATCATCAACGGTTTTAATACATCAAGCCTTCCTGGTTGTGTTGTGACCGATTTTGGGAAGGTGGAGGCTGCTAAGCCAAAAGGAGAGAAGGCAACTCTTTATGGAGTCAATGGTAGTTACCGTGTGTTAGACGGTTCTTTCGACAGTTACGAAAGGACCTTCACTCTCCACGTTAAAAAAATGGTTGAGATTTCAAGTATTCTTGATAAGTTTCAATCGAATGATAACGTTTTGGAATTTAGCTATCAGCTTGGCTCATTGTTTTATGCTAACTTTGTGACTGCTAGTTTTGAGCCTTTTGGAAATCATGCTTGGAAGTTAGAAATCAAGTTAGAAATGCAACCGTTCCGATACCAAAAAAATATAGATCCTGTGGTTCTTACGGCATCTGGTACAGTCAATAATCTTGGGACGATTTATTCGGAACCAATCATTGAGGTTGAGGGAGATGGTGATATCTCCCTTACTATTGGCCGTAAGACCATGTATCTTGCTATTAAGACCAAGGCTACGATTGATTGTAGACAGGGCAAGCAGAATATCTACAACGCTACTGGCGCGGTGCAAAACACACTTCGGAAGCGTGGAGGGTTCCTTGAAATCCCGACTGGTAAGGTTGGTGTTTCGTTTACTGGAACCGTCCGTAAGATTACTATTCGACCAAATTGGAGGTATAAGATTTGATTTATTTAACAAATGGGAATATGCCTCTGAATGCTGCTTATGCTGATGAAATTGTTCAAGAGGACAACAGCACCTATCAATTGAGCTTTCGATTTCCGACATCCGATCCATTGTGGGAGAAGTTGAAGGAAGAGACATTCCTAACGGCTGACGATCTTCACGGTGAGCAGGATTTCGTCATCTTTGAGGTCGAGAAGAAGAATGGCTATATTCAAGTCTATGCCAACCAAGCATTCACTCTATTGAATAACTATGTGGTCAATCCTATTTCTTTGGATAGACAGACTGGTTCGACTGCCTTGAGTCGCTTCGCTGGAAGTATCACTCGTGACAATCCGTTCTCGTTCTTCTCGGATATTGAAGATAGACATACTTTCAATGTTGGCTCTAAGAATGCTATGGAGGCATTTGCGAAAGATAAGCATTCCATTCTTGGCCAATGGGGTGGTGACCTTGTGCGCCACGGCTACCAGGTTCGCTTGTTAAAAAATGGCGGTTCAGAAAATGAATCGCTTTTTATGTACAAGAAAAACCTGTCTAGCTATCAGCACAAGACGTCTACTAAGTCTTTAAAAACTCGAATTACTTTCATCGCGACTGTAAAAGGTGAGGGAGAAAAGGCTCCTGATCGCAAGGTTTCTGTAGTTGTCGATAGCCCACTCATTAACAAGTACAGTCAAATCT